ACAACACGCCTTAACTTCGTAAACTTTTTTAAGGATCTTGTTAATCATTTCAATATATTCTTTCATGCAAGGATCAATAAACCTGCTGTCGTTCTTTGGATTAAATTCACACATTTTTTTCAATCTCCTGTTTTGTTTTTCTTTGGGCTGTGAATTGGTTTGCCACATTCCTTACATCTTTGACAGGGGTTAAACATTCTCATCTTCAATGTAATTAATATTTAATCTTTTCTGAAATTCTTCATTAACACATTTCTTTAGATAGTTCAACCATTCATCAGTAACTTTAGATAATAATTCAGGCATTTGTTCTTCCATTATCTTCTAGAAATTAAATTATTTTCAATTTTAATCTTTTGTGTTAGAGATAACATTCTTAGTATTTCGCTGCCTGTTTTTACAGAAGAACTATGTTGGATTGCAAACTCTGCAAGGAGTTTATCCCTATCTATTGTTTCTTTAGGCCTTTTGCTAAAGAAGGCATTTAGATAATTACCCATCCATTCAATTTTATTTTGTCTTGTTTCTGGTGTTCCCATTATGTTAATTTATCTCCTGCTAGTTTATCAATTATTCTTGAACTTGGAATCCCGCAGCTTGTTTGTTTTAATAATTCTTCTTTCAACAACTTAATAAATTCTTTTACATCTTTTGGAGAGATTGCTTCTCTACTAAATTCTTCTCCATATCTATCTACTGCAACCATTTTAAATTCTTCTCCATATCTATCTACTGCAACCATTTTATCACTTAGATTAAATTCTTTTTTCATCTTATTGATAGAGAGACGCTTCCTTGTTGGTTTTACCATTGGTATTGACCTTACGGATTAACCGTTTTTCGTCGTGGATTTGCTCTCAATTAGCCGACGTTGAATATGATCCCCGTCTTTCAACGGGGTGTCGCTCTTTTGGCCAAGGGATGAGCTCCCTATGCAGACGGCAGGATTCGAACCTGCTCTCCACCAACTATAGTATGGCGGCCATCCTTTAGCCCTAGCCTGCTTGATGATAACGGGGAGAGTGGCGTTAGACAAACTCCCCGATCTATGCACCCAAATGCATCCCCGATCTATGCACCCAAATGCAGAGATTATGATTTGCTATAATCTACAAATAACTTGTTCATAATCTTTAATACAGTAACCGCATTTCCTAATTCTCCTAATATTAATCTTAATAGATCTTCGTTCTTGTCTGATTTTAATTGCTCTTGTGGAATTTTCTTTTGTGCTTCTTTTTGTGATTCAACAGAACCGTCAATCTTCTTCATGCCTGACATATTCCAATATTTCCCTTGTTGCTCTCCTGTCATTTCTACATAATCCTCAATTTTAAAATTAGAGCCTAATTCTGTATCAAATGTAGAATATTTTTTCCCGTCGATTGTAAAGCAATACCTTTCCCATTTCTTGCCGTTCTTTTCTCCGTCTGATTTCTCGATAGCTGTAATTATTCCTTTTCTAGTTTCCATATTTCTTCTTAAAATGTTTAATTAAATTTTTTAGAAATTTGCTTTTTCTTTCTAGAAATTTTACTTCTCTTTTCAAACTCCAAAGATGCCATCTTTCAGTTATTTTCATCTTTCTTAACCCCCTTTTCATTCTGTTTGATTGCCATATTTTTCTATCAACTGATTATTTAATTCATCTAATTTTTTTAGATCTAGTTCTAATAATCTAATCTCCCAATTATAACCCTTAGAATTTTTAACAAGTTTGATACTTTCACTTTGTTTTGCTATTCCAATATCTTCACCTTCCATCTTTTCCCTCCTTTTTTTCTTTAAATTTCTTTCCTGCTAATTTATCTAATTCATATAATACAAATGCAGTGCTTTTAGTATTGTTTAAAACTTCTTTCAACAACCTAATGAAATCTTTGACATCGTCCTCTGCTCTTTTGAGATAGACTTTACATAGATCTCTCTTTACTGGATCTGATATTGTATTGTTAAGATGTATGTCTGTTGCTATAAACATATTGCTTAGATTAATTTCTTTTTCCATGACAGAGAGAGACAGACACACTACTTAAATGTTTCTTACCCCTTCTGTGTAACGACCTTTAATCTTTTTTAGAGTTCTTCGATATAGTTCATCTTGGAATTTATACCGACGACAATCGATTGGTTCGGGACAAACGTCTGTGTCTTTTCTATCGCAATGGTCACAAATTAAGCTTTCTAAAAGATCTCTTTCCATTCTTCTCCATGATTATGAGTAAGCAACTAATAATCCTAATGCTTTTATTGATGTTGTGTCTGATTTAAAGAATACTCCTATAAAATCCCCAACACTTGGATCAGCTAAATCATAAGTATCTTTGATGTCTAGTGATACGGCTGTGTTTAATGTGACAGCTTGAGTATCATTTAAGGTTATTGTATCAGCATGATCTCCTCCAAGAGCTGTTTTAGAAATTGTAACATCCCATTGCACAGTTTCAGTTGTGTCGGGAATACAAATAACTCCAATGCTATCTATGCTTGTGTAATCTGGTGGCACTCTAAAAGCAAAGTGAGTTTCTCCTGTTGAAGATAATAATGCAATTCCATGCCCTCCCAATTCTGCGCTCCATTCTGCATCCATGGGATATAAGAACATTTCTCTTATGTTTGTGTCCCCGCCTCCATTGTCATCCACATATTTTTTAGTGGCAGCCTCTTGGTTAGCTGTTGGATCAACAACCCCAACAATCTTATGAGTATTCATATCCAAATTCTCTGCCTGCGCCCCTAAAGCTGTATCAGTTCCTTGAGTGTGTTTAGCCGAAGTGTTTGCTACAATTTCATCCCATTTATCAGAGCCGAGAAGTCCTGCGTTTGTTGTGTCTGCCTCTATCAGTGTGGCGTTTGTGCCATCAGAAGAATTAACATCCATTGTAGTAGGGGCTTTTGTCCCAAGACTTAGATTAGTTGTGACGTTTGTATTTTTAGCTGTGTTTGCTGTGACTTGTGCCGCTGTCACCAATGTTGTCTTAATTCCTTTTGCTCCTCCGTCACCTTGCACGAGAGTCTCATCTGTTAAGTTTGCGCCTGCTGTAACATCTCCCACTCCAATATTGTCATCCACATATTTTTTAGTGGCAGCCTCTTGGTTAGCTGTTGGATCAACAACATTTATTATCTTTTTTGTCTGCATATCCAGAGTTTTCCCAGCTGCTAATCCTACTCCCAAATTACCCCCAATCCCCACTAATCCTACTGTTTTCGCAGTATCTAAATAAAGAAATCTATCTTGAATATTAATATTATCAGCAGTTTTTAATTGAATATTTGTTGTTCCTGCGTTATCTTCCCATAAATTTTGTCCATCAACATATTCTTTATTAACAATGTGTTTTTGGAGAGTTGGGGTGTGTTCAATAGTTCCCTCTCTCAAAGATTTAGTTTTTTCAATATCATCTCTAATATTATCATAGCCAGCCGAGCCTTTTTGTGTTTGCCCTTGCGGTGCTTTTGTTAGATTTGGTTTTATAGAATTAATAACCTGCTTAGCAGTTGGCATTTTATGCTCCTGAGAAAAATGCTTCCCAAGTTGTATTCGCAACCATTGCTATATAGCAGATTGTAGCTCCTGCTGCTAAAGCTGCAGCAGTATTTGCTCCTGCTCCTAAGTCATCCCCCAACGCTGGGAAAACATCCACAGAATTTGCAGCAGCACTATTTTTAATAAAAACCAAAGTTCCTGCTTTAAATGAAGCTGGCAAAGTTACCGCATCCCCTGCATTTGCAGAAGTTGCAACAACATTAAAAGTATGTGTTAAAGGATAGCCTCCTTGTACCGAGCCTGTATCTGCGGTTATACCCACATCTCCTTCTCCGGTTATTCTAACAACATTCAACTCTCTACAACTTACTACATCATCTTGTGTCATGTTTCTTTTTCTCCTTTTTAGGTTTGATTGGTTGTGGTTTTCCTTTTGTGATTTTTGATTTATCAACTAGAGCGTGAGCTTCTTCTTTTGAAATTTCTTTGCCGTCGTTATATAATTGTTTTTCCATTTATGCTCCTTTGATTATTGCAGTTGTAACTAATCCATTTGAATCTGGAATACTATGATAAATGTCGTTTGCGTGTGCATAATTTAATTCTAATAGTCTGCTCCAGGGTGAAGTCCATCCTGATAAATATGTTTCTGCAACTGCTACTGCTGTGTCTGCTCCAACACCAGCGTCGGTTAAAACTTCATCCCATCCCCAAGAACTATATAAGTGTGTTGCATCATTTAACAAAGCATTTCCTTTATAATCTTCTATCACTTCACGAGGTTGTAATTCTCTTGTCCAATATTTTACAGCACCAATACATCCATCAAAGAACTCACTCTCTCCCCCATTTATTGTTTTGCATCCTATTCTTGCCTCGTCTAAGTTTACAAATTCTGCAAACCAATCTGTTAGGTCTGTTGAAACAGTGTCGGTCATAGCAACAATTTCCCCATTAATATAAATGTTAGGTCTTACTGCTGTTTTTACTATTGTGATTTGCTGCCACACTCTTTTAGTTAGAACATTATTTGTTGTGATAATATCAAACCCAGCTGCTGCCTGTGTTCTTCCATAAAGCCTTATCTTCCCAGCAACTTGTTCAAGCAATAAATTCTCAGCTGCTGCAACAGCAGGAGCCACTCCATAAGAAATAAGCCCGGAAGTTTGAGTAATATCATCAGGCATTATCCACATAGAAAAACTTCCTGTAGCATCTGCTAATACTTGTAATCCAACAGCCTGAGCATTAATTTGTAATTCATCATCAGTTCCATCAAAAGCAACTGCTTTCCGAGAATTTAATGAGCCACGGATGACCTCAACATCTCCAGCTGTCATTTTAACACGCCGTCAGCTTGTATGCAGCATTGTTATTTATTAGAACAGGAACACCCATTTGATAGGCCCTAATTTTTAAAGTTTGTCCAGGGTCTTCTTTAACATAAGTTGCTAAAGGTTGAGCTTCGTACCAAGTCATTGCAGTTTTGGCTATACAGAAAAGCACTTGATTTTCAGTTGCGACATTTGTTTCTATAACATCAAAATCTGCTATCTTTCCAACAGAGCCGTTTCTTGTAACTCCATCAGTATAAAACTGTCCAGCATTTCTTATAACAGGATTATTCAATAATTCCATAAAGTTAGTTGGGTGGATTACCATTTTTAGATTTGTAGTTGTGGACCAGTTGTTTATTTTCAAAGCACTTCTAGCAATTAGAATATCTTTCAAAGGTTGCTGTAAACTTTCTGTTGCATTATCCCAAGTCTGAACAGCCGCTGCTGTGTTTGTTGTTGTAGCTAATTCTGTATAAATTGCTGTATCAACAGAGTTTGCGATCGCTCTTCCAACTCTTTCAAGCATACGAGCCTTAACATCAATCGCTGATAATTTCCAAACATCCCATCCCATAGTGTGATCTGCTCCATGCATTGAAGCGTGTTCGTTTATTTCAGTCCAAGAATGTTCAACATGAGGGAATACAGCACCACTTGGTGCGTTCTTAAAACTTGTTTCAGTCACTCCAGTTGTTGCAGTCTTTAAAATATCAGAGTCAGTTTCTTCATAATAAGTATTAGTTGCCGACGAGGTTTTAACAACTGTGCAAACTTGCAACATTGTAAAACTTTCTAAAGCATAATTTTTAACAATAGCATCAACATCTTCTGCTCTTAAATCGTGTTCTCCGGGTTGGTCTGCCATTTTATTTCTTCATCCTCACTGCTGCGTATTCTCCACCTGTGGCAGTTTCTAAAGCCCAGCCCAAATAGATTCCGTTTTCAATATCTGTAGCAGTTGCATTATCTATTGTTCCATCATCAGCATCCATAGAAACCATTAATCCAACGGTTACATCAGTTTTAACTTTGCATTTAATTACAGCGTTAGTAATTACAGAAATAGTAATTTTCCCATCTGTTGCAGTTTTTTCTTCTGCTGCGATTCCAGCAGTAGGCGCATCAGCAGCAGTTTGATTAACAACAGTCATCGGAGTTGTTAATGTGCAAACAGCATTTTTTGCTATTGCCCCACCAACAGCTACGGTATAAGGGATTCTATCACCATTATTTCCCAAGAGATACATTACTTCAACATTAGCTGCCATGTTAAAATCTAAATAAAGAAAGTATATAAATGTTTCGGAGTTAATCGGTATGCCGAATAACTAGGCTTTTTTCTCTTTAGGCAGTTTTTCAAGATTTTCCATAGCTTTATCAAACATTACTCCTTGAAGTTCAGCAGCAATAATCATATTCTTCAACGCTGTTTCAATTAATTTGTATTCTTTCAAACATTTTTCAACAACTTCTTCCCAGTCTTTTCTTTTAAGCCCCATCTTTTTTATCCATGTCATTAGCCCATTTTGCGCCAGTAGCATCCCCCACCTCTTTAATTTTAGCATTTGTTGCTTTTTGTTCTTCTGAAATTTCTGGGTTTCTTGATTCTTGTCCAGCTTCCGAACCTCCTCCTAAAGCGTTTAGTGCTTCTTTTCTCTCTAAAAGTTTTTCTTCTTTTGCTAAATTTAATGCTTTTAGTTCTTCAACTTCTTTTTGAGTTTCAGCCACACTTTTAGCTTTTGTTACAATAGCTTCTTCTTGTTCGGAAGGTTTCCCGACATCAGAATGTTCATCTGTTTTTTCCTCTCCTTCTTGTGGTTTCTTTTCTTCTGTTTTTTTCTCATCCATATTTCCTCCTTACAATTATTTGATTTTGATAGGGGATGGGATTACATAGCCAGCGATTGCAGCGATAACAGCAATTACAGCGGTTAAAACTACGCCATTAATTCCTTTGAGCAACGCTATACACTCAATGATAGTTATGCAAACTAATGCTACAATTACTATTCTCCAGTCTATTGTTTTTGTTTTAGTTGTCATTATGTATCTTTTCCTGCCTGTGGTTTTTCAGCTTTCACAGGCCCATCTTTTGATTGATCTTGTTGTAACATAGTTTCAATACTTGCTGGAAATTCTAAATTAATAATTATGTTTAATTGGATCTCACAGGCTTCTTGATTGTAAAGTTGCATATCTTCAATTTCTTGCTGATAAGCTAGATAAATAATATTTGCAGATGCTTCTGTTGTTTGTTCTCCCCATCCCATAACAACCTCGGGCATACCGACGCTGGTTATAAACATTCTAACTAAGAATTTTATATAAGATAAACTGTTCACTTCTCCTGTTGAGAATAACGGGCTTGATGCACTCTTTATTTCTTTAACAACCCCCGAAGCCATAACTATAGATTCTGAATTTTTGAAAGCTTTAGTAATTATATCTTCTAGAGAATTTAATTTTGTGACATCATCTGTTTCAGCTTCGTAAATTATAATTGGTTTTACGGTTCTATGATAAAGTATTCTCAAATCTTTAATCGCTTCATTTCTTGAGATTATTAATTCTTCTAATGCTTCTGGGAATGGGATGCCGTGAATTTCGTCAGCTTCTCTTTCGTAGCTTAGATGATAAATTTCTTCAACATCAAATCTCATCGTTTTTCCATCTCCTAAGTTTTGTTCATATGCGACGATAATCCCGTTTTTGTTTGCTACAATAGCAACCTTTCCCGGATTGAGAGGTTTAAGGTTTGTCATCCTTCCTTGATTATCTCTAATTATATGTCCAAAAGAATCTCCGCAAATCATTGCAACTCTCCACTGATTTTTTAAAACACTTCTTGGGCTTTCTTTACCAATCCCTTTAATTAAATTTAACTTTTTCTTATTTTTTTCATCAGCTTTAATTCCTCTACCAAAAGTCCAGCTTCCAAATTTGTTAATAACAGATCTTAGTTCGGGGATTGTTCTAAAAAATCCATTCCACTTCGCAAAAGCTGGAATGTAAAAAGTTTCTTTCAATCCAGCGCCATCTGTATCTTGAGAATCAACTGTGAACTCTGTGCCTTGATTTGAGAAATCTGTTGTTTGACCGGTTCTTAGTGTAGCCATGTTTTTTAATGTAGAAGCTTGTATTTAAATGTTTATGTTACTATAAATCTATCTTGAAAGGTACAAAAAATTTAAGTTGTGTTGTTCCAGATATTTCTAAATGGTCTTCTGCGTCTGCAACCCCTAAAGTTGTTATCGCTGTGTCTTGTGGATCAAAAGCCCATATATGCGCAACTTCCGCCGCTGCGCCACTTCGCTTTAAAAAACATTCTACTTTAATCTTCAATTGTTCTCCTTTTTTAAAACTTGTTGCGGGTATTGCAACATTAAAACTATATATTCCTGTTGCCAAAACACTATCTAATCCTGTTGCATCATCACTTGTTGCCGTCGCTATTTGTACTGCGTCTTTGTAAACTGTGACTATTGCGTGGCTAACAGGCGAAACAGAGCCGTAATCTGTGCTATAAGAACCAAATGGAATTTGAACTAGCATATTTCCGCCGATTCTTTGAGGCATATTAAAAGCTGTTAATTCAAATGTCTTAGTTCCTTTAAGTGTAAATGTTTGGTCTAATGATGTTCCCCATTCATAACCTGAATATGTGCCGGACCTCCCACTCGTTGTTTTGGTTGAGCCTTCATAATTAAAAAATGTGTTTCTTTGGAGGATTGCGGTTTCGCTTGTTGAGTTTTTTGTTACTCCTGCATATAATACAATTATTCCTGTTCCTTCTGATAAGTCCACAAAATCATAACTAACTATAGCACCTTCTCCAGTTTTTAAGAATATGCTAGGTAGTGTTTCAGCCATTTTAAACGAGTTGATTATTTATCCAATTTATTGTATCTTTATCTTTTGTGAGCATTTTTAGCCCTTCATCTATTATAACTTGGTTTACATCTAACATTGTCTGTGCTTCTGCCCTCGATGTGAATCCACTCATATCATAAGATATAGTTGCCCTTGCTGCAAGTGAACTCGCTAAACCTTCTAAGAATAGATTTACTGATGGTTTAAGAAGTGCGAAGTTTACTAGAAAATCAAATTTAGCTGCTACATTAATAAATGATTCTGCTTGATTAATTAATGTTGTGTATTGTCCTGCTGTGAGAGTTGCAGCGTTTGCTCCTGCTTTCAGTGCAACATCATCAGAACTACAAAATGTATCAGCCATTTATCCTTATCCTTCTTAATTTAAATAATATAGCATCCAATAATTCTCCGATGGCATAAGCGTCATTAGAAATAATTGTTTTTTTGGCTTCCTTATCCTTCTCATTTGTGTATTTGTCTTTGAATTTCATGTTAAAACGACCTTACAAATATATTTAAACTTTTGTCTTTTTCAGCAATCCACGCAGCCCTCACTAATCCCTCTGCAACATGAGAATAAGAGCCAAATATCTTCCCTTCATCCATTTGTATAGAAGATAAGCTTGCTTTAATTTCGTCATCATCTAGTAGTGATATTTTATTATTTTCCATCAAACTCGCAAGATTAAAATACATATCTTCTTTTAGAAGCTTTTTAGATCTCACTCCTTCGTGATCAACATTTCTGCTCGCATTGTTTAAAGCTATTGTTTTCTTTTTTGTTTTATCATCATTCATTAATTCTGAAAATACCCCAAACCCAATCCCCCCATCATCAACCCCTATTATTTTAATTTCATTATATGAATTATTTAAATCTAAAATCTTGCTTGTTGTTTCTGTTGTGTAATTTCTTTTTTCAATAATAGACTCTGTTTGGGTGAGGGTTTTGTTTTCTTGTCTTTTGAGAACCTCAAAAGTACACTCGTCTTTTCCAAAACCCGCAATATCAACACCAAGATAATATTTTCCTATTAGATTAATCTTGCCTCTTTTTAATGTGCAAACTTTTTTAATTAATTCATCTGTGAACAGTCTTTTTAATTCGTCTGTGAAAACAGCGAGGTATTCTTGTGCATAGGATAATTTTGTCATTGTTTCTTTTGCATTTTTTAAGAACTCTTTTGTATGTCTTGGACAATCTTCTGCGCTCACATAGAATTTTTTGAAGCTATCGTTATTTGATGCCTTGTAAAAGAACTTCATAGAGCCATCCTCATGCAATTTTCCTGCGGGAGTTGAAGCGATATCCATACTCCCTTTGGTTATTGACATCATTGGGCTTACTGCAATAAAATACTCTTCATTCATTCTTGATCCTTCATCTGACATTAATTTCTTTATTGTAAACCCTCTTAATCCCTCTCCAGTGTCTCCTGCAGCATAACATAGGATTCCCGTTCCGTTCCTGAACATAAGTTTGTGTTTTGTTGGTTTGTCTGCGCCTTTGGTTATTATTTGATTAGGATATTTTTCTTTGGCGTATGAGTGTGCCTTCGCCATCATGTGATAAGCTTGTTTTTCTGTTATTGAATTGATTAGAATTAGGTCTCCTTTCTTGAAATGTTTTACGCAGAGTTCAACTGACTTGATGCTCATTGCTGTTGTCTTGCCGACTTGTCTTCCACATAATAGGAAGCAATCTTGATTAGGCGGTGTATCAAAGATGTAATCCTTCTGCCATTGGTCCAATGTAAGCCAGGGGCGATTGATGTCGTATTCCATTATAAAATTTTTCTGCGTGAAGTCCTTAATATTTACTTTGTTTTTATTTTGAAGTTCGCCTATTTATTTATTTTTTTTAAATTATTTATATTGTATGTATTAATTAATAATCTATACATATGTACTGGTGGAGTAATCATTATATATCTATCTATTTGGTTTTCTGGTGGGGGGGGTGGGGGGGGGCGAGCATCAGCGAGCAGGGGTGGAAAGGGGTAGTGAACGCAGCCCCTAATTATGCGTAGTGAACAGGGGGGTGGAAGGGGTGGGGTGAAAGACCTAAATACAGCGTAGTGGTTTGTTGTGGAAGCAACAAACTATTTACGTCTTTCAATGGTGGGCGTTACGAGATGAGAAGTTTGTTTATGAATTCATAAACGAATATCACCGTTGCTGTGCTTCTCATCTCGTAGTTGTTGGAGGGCTTCTGCTTAGCAGAAGTTTGTTTAATATTATTAAACGAAGTGGTTTTTATCGTCGATACAACACGAAGATATAAATAAGATGGTAACTTGAGTCTGCTGAGGCAGACTCACTAGATGAGACGTAATGTGAATCATTCGTGTTGTAAGGATGGTATTAACTCTTAAGTTACAATACATCTTTATAAACTAAAGAAACTTAAATAATCACAATGGAATGCGAAAATTGTAAAAAGAATAAAAGATGTCCTGCTTTTTTTCATGGAAAACAGGTTTGTTCTGAATGTTTTAATCTTCTTAGAAGAAAACAGAAATTAAACTCACCTATAAAAACTAATAGAATTAGAGGGTTAGATTAAAACAATTATTTATTTAGAGTTGGATATTAAAAAGGAGAGAGGGTGTGCTTCGTTGCTAGTTTCGTAGGGTTGTGTCTGTCTCTTTAAAGGCTTATAGTAGTATGTCTCTACTTCATCAAAAGCAAGTAATGGCCAGTATCCAAGACTTACAGTCTTTAGTCAGAAGTCTGCCGTATACATTACTTTTATACATCTACGTCTTACGTAGTGATTAGATTAATGACAGAGACACGCAACAAAAAAAATAAGTTTAAAGGTTAAGTTCAGGGTGTTCATAATACATCTCATCAATCTCAATCCACTGCTTACATTTCAATAGATACTCTTTAAATTCCTTTGTTTGTTTCATCTTCAATCACCTCCTTCTTTGCTCTATCCTGCTCTAATACAAAGTCTTCTTCATCTGCATTCAATTCATAAACTCTATCATACGCTTTCAATTCTATTGTTGTTACATAACCTTCTCTCATCCTAACAACACTCCTAAGAAACTCAAGACCATCAACACAACCATGCTGATAATCAATATCTTCATATCTAAGGCTAAATCCTGCCACATCACTTGCTTAACTTTTCGCTTCTCTTTAAATTCAAAAAAACTTTCCATTGTATTATCTCCTAACCCACTGGGGGTTTTTTATTTAGTTAATTTTTTAATAAATAAAAGGGCGCTTCGTGAGCATCAAATAAGCACACCTTCTTTTATACTTTTAGCGTAGCGACCCGAAGGGGAAAAGCTTAAAATGATGCGTGTGCTATGATGGAACGAGCGAGGGGTGGAGAACTTTGCTCAAGACTTCCTCTTTCTGCTTTCATTCCAAAATGTTTTGATTGTTCTTGATCTTTCACTTTTCTAAAACCTCCGGAATAAAATAAACCCCTTGTTTATCTTTTTTGTAAAATTTCTTTTCTCTATTAATCATCTTTCCC